CGGGTCACGTGCTCGGACAACACGGTCACGTCCGGGGCCGTGTACCCCGCCGTGGCCCAGTCGTAGCTCAATTTCCGAATGGTCTCCCGGTCCCGCTGCAAGAATAAAATATCCTTCCCCACGTGGACCGGCATGTGCACGGACGAGCCGTACACCAGCTCCCGTTTAGCCGTAACGTTCGTAGGGGTGATGGGCTCGTCCGGGTCCGTGGCGGACAGACGCCACTCGCCGGCCGCCGTGCCGATGGTCAGATAGATGGACGGCACCAGCCACCGCACCGCGTTCACCTGGTTGCTCGCCAGGGTCAGCTCCATGGCGTCGTCGTCCAGGGCGCCGGTGGTGAAATCGTCGAAGTCCCCGGATTTCGAGAGCCAGATGGTGTCCGGTTCGGCATTGGTCCCGGCGAACGCCAGGCGGTTCTCGTGGAAGGCGCAGCAGCACGGGTAGTCGTTCGCCCCGGTGAACGGATCGTTGGTGAACGCCGAGGCCCCGGAGATGGCGTTGATCTCCCAGTTCGTGGGCCCGCTCCGGGCCAGCTCGTACACGTCGTAGTCCGGGTGGACCAGGTACATCACGTCCGCGCTTTGGCACCAGGAGAGTGTCGCCAGGTCGTCCGCGTCGTACGGGGACACGATGGAGTAGGGCTCGTCGGTGCGTTTGAGATCCATGGAGTCGAACTGGATGGTGGTGCCCGACCCTACGACGGACTGCTGGTAAAATAGCACCCGGATCTGCGTGACCCCCAGCGGAACGTCAAAACGTACGTCTACATCGGGGGCCGTACCCCATGCTGTCGGAGCAATCTGGTACCAGCTCGCCAGGAGATCGATCTGCGCCGGCATTTTCTGAATACGCAATGTATACTGATCTTCCGTCCCGGCCTTTGTGTAGGCCCTGAAACGATATTCTTTCCCCGCGGCAACGGGCAGATCCTGGCGCATCCAGGGGGGGGAGGCCCCGGCTTCCCTGAGCTCGAAACAATTTCCGGCCTCGCCGCCGGCGACACTGAACAAACTGGCGCCAGCGGCGGCGGTCCACAGCGCCACATCCGCCGCCTCGCCGTCGCCGCCCGTCATGACGTCCGTGGCGTCTGCGTAGTCCTGCACCACCTGCCCGCCGTCCGTGTAGAACCGGATGTACGGCGTCCCGCCCGACTGCTCCCCGAGCTCCAGCGCGTACGCGTCGTCCACCGAGTACACGAACGGCACCAGCCGGGCCGGGCCCGAGGAGTCCAGGACCTCGTCCACGAACCGCAGCCCGGGGCGTTTGGTGATCGGGCCGTGGGGATAGATCAGCCAGTTCTCCAGCTCCTGGGCCCCGCTTTTGAACTTGGCCATGTCCACGCGGGCGGCCATGAGCGGGGAGAGCTCCCCGGCCGTGAAATCCGTCAAAAACAGGTGGGTCTGGGCCGCATGGACCGGCAGGGCCGGGAAGGCCAGGAGGCCCCACAGCATCGCCGCTCGAACCATGGATCGGAGTCTCATCACCGCTCTCCTCGCCCGGCGGTCTGCCACGAGCAGGCCCGGCGGTCGTCCGCGTCCGGGCCGGACGATGCGTAGGCCGACACCTGCATGGCCTGCTGCAATACCTCCCCGAACTCCTTGCTGACCTGGGCCTTGAGCTCCTTGCTGTCGCTCAGGAGCTGGGCCAGTTCGATGGCCAAGAACAGGTACAACGCGTTCACGAACGTGGCTGAAAACCTGGCCGCCGAGGTCTCTTGAGCGATGTACCGCACGTTCACCTCGGCATCGTCGATCAAAAGGTGCATGTTCTCCTCGGCCCAGGGGGAGTCCGTGTCCGGGCACTCCCACACTCGAAGGCACGCCGAGGGCAGGGCGTGCTCGTACTCGTACCCGGTGGCCGGTTTCATGCGCGCCGTGCCGCCCGAGGTGTAGGCCCCGAATCCCGTGCCGTCCGTCTGCCACAACTCGAACGTGTTCGCCGCGGCATTGGCCACGATGTAGACGTTCCCGTTGATGTCGGTCATGCCGCCCACGTCCGCGAACGTGACCCCCTGGCCGTCGGTCAGCCCGTGCGCGGCCGCGGTGATCACCACCGGGTCGGCCTGCGTGGCCCCGGTCACGGTGATCAGCCCGTCCTCGTAGTCCAGGGCCACCCGCCGCATGGCGAACGGCCACGGGGCCAGGGCCAGGAGGGCGTCCCGCTTGGCGTCCCACAGGGCGTTCAGGGCGTCGCTCGCCTTGTCGCCTCCGTCCAGGGCGGGCGGCTCGGCCGTGCTCGTGATCAGCGTGTGCCCGATGCGGGTCAGGGCCAGGTTGCAGATCTGGATCCCCGTGCTCATTCACCGCCTCCAGCCGCCATGCCGGGGTAAAGGGCCTCGGCCGCAGACTCTTGTTTGTTCTTCACGGGCCGGGCCAGAAACCCCATGACCTCCACCCCCAGGGACCGGGAGAGGTGCGGTTTCTCGTCCTCGTCCCGGTACTCGTTCCGGGAGAGGTCGTTCACCCGGCCCCGGATCACGATCTCCACCTCGTCCTCCAGGGAGAGGCCCTCCAGCCCCTCGGGCTGGACCGGGCTCTCGCTGGGAAAGTGCATGTGGATCGTGGTGGGCTCGGGATTTTTCGTGCCGCCCGTGGCCTCCAGTACGCCCATATCAGCCTCCGATCTCGATGCGCTTGGCCCTGTCCAGATAGGCCGGCATGCGGATCTTCTTCTCGTCCGTGATGGCCTCCCGGGCCGCGGCCTCGCCGGCCGCGTCGTCCACCCGCACGAAATGCCGGGGGACCGTCTCGCCGGGGCCCGCGTCGTAGATCTCGCCGGGGGTGTAGATCCGGCGGGTCCCGGACCGGGATCCGGCCACCGCGTGGTGGCACCGTCGGACGCACCGGAACCGGCCCGGGCCCGTGTGCGGGTCCGCGGGGGTCCGGGAGGCCAGGCGGGCGTTCCACTCCCGCTCCAGGTCCTCGTCCGAGGCCGCCGTGATGTCCGGGGGGGCACCGTTTCCGGCCGGTTTGTCCTGGCCGGGCGCCTGCTGTTCGTCGGATTTCTTTGCCATGGAATGTCTCCTTCTCGGGGTACGGGGTCCCCGGCCGGGCGTCTCTTTCCGGCCGGCCGGGGACCCGCTCGCTGGGGCCTTACTGCGGCCCTTCGGGGGGTCTCTCGGTTACATGCCGTCGGAACTGGCCTTAATGGCCTCATAGTTGTTGGTCTGCTTGTCCAGGACCAGGCCCGCGTCGATCTTGCCGGCCGACCCGGCGCCGCCCACTACGGTGTAGTAGAGCCTCCAGTACCGGTCCCCGTTCGACGGCACGGCCGGGACGTTGAACCGGTACCCAGCGGCCAGGCTGGCCAGGGCGATGGCCGGGCCGGTCCAGTGGGTGGTCGAGGTGCCGAACCCCGTGCCGTCCGAGCTCTGGAGCGCCACGGACAGGCTGGTGATCCCCACGAACGTGGTCTGCACGCTCGCGTGGACCTGGATCGGCTCGCCGGCGCCCAGGCCGTCGGCCCGGGCGTCGTAGAGATTCGTGGACGCGGCCGATGCGGTCACGGCCTGCGCGTCGGAAAATTCGCAGTGTCCATCCCAGTACATGATTCGTCCTCCTTGGGGTGTGTGCGTTGTGCGTGGCGCCCGTCCGGGCCGGATCACCCGGGCGGGCGGGATCGCCGCGGGTTACGGCGTGGCCGTGAGCGCGGTCTCGGTGTCCAGGATCTGGTCCACCTTGCGGACCGGGATCCCGAAAAACTCGGTCACCGGGTTCCCAAAAGCGTCTTTACTCATGGTGAAAATCCGGTTCGAGGAATCCGCCGCGGCCAGGTCCATCTGCGTTTTGATGGTCTTGTTGCAGTAAATGGCCGCGCGCCCCATCTTGAAATTGGGGATCATGTTGTAGGCCTCGATCAGGTGCTTGTGTTTGAACGAGTTGGCCGCTTCGAGCGCGGTCTCGATGTTGCAGATCCGCACCACGTACCGCCAGTCGCGGACCGATAGGCCCACGTCCCACTTGTAGTGGGTCACGTAGGCCAGGTACTGCCCGGCCGGGGTCTGGTCGTCGTCCACCAGGATCGGCTCCCCCTTGCCCAGGTCCCGGGTCTCGATCCCGGCCTTGCTGCCCTTCGGAAAAATGCAGTGGACCGTGTCGTCCCCCCAGACCACCAGCCAGATGCTGGTCACGTCCGAACCGGACCCGCCCGCGTTGATCACGTTGGGCGCGTCGCTGTAGGGGTACCGGGCCGCGAGCCCGAGGAACTTCTCGGGGTCCAGGTCCGTGTCGTAGTAGAACATGCCGCCCGCCACGTCCTGGTTCATGGCCTCGAGGTACGGTTTGTCCTGGACGAACCGGGCCTGTCCCGTGCCGCCTTGAGGCGCACCAGGGCCTCGTCGGCCTTGGCCAGGGCCTCGGCCATGCCGCAGGTGTCGTCCACCTGCACCAGGGTGTACTTCGAGGGCTGAATGCCGCGGTTGAGCTTGCGCCACGTGATGGTGGGAAGGCCCGCGATCATGGTGGTCCGGTGCCCGGTGGGGAGGTTCCCTTGCACGAACTTGGCGTCCGTGAGGATCTCGTTGTGCTCGGCGAGAATGTCCACGACCTTCGCGGTCTTGCCG